TGAGCCATCTTAGGGCCAAAAGTAAGGATTTCGTTAATTAAATCAAACATATTTTTACGTAAATGTACCGTTCCTGTACTAAAACGGCCTGATAAGCCAGAATAAATGCGATTTCTTTTCTGTTGTCCGCCTGGTTTTTCTGGTATTACTGCAATATTAAATTTATTTAACCTTCTTCGTTCATCATTCATTGCTTGGAAAATACTTCTATTCATAGCAACATCTTCAACTGTAGATGATGTACAATTATATTTTTCATGTAATTCTAATATAATATCTACTACACCTTTCTTTCCTATTATATCTCCCGATTCTGGATTTTTAGAACCTATGGTAGGAATACTCCTATGTCTTTCATATTCTAATACATATAATTCATTGTTAACATCAATAGCAATAACAATTATAACACTATAGTCAGAATGTTTTGTATCAATATCTGTAGCAGGGTCACATCCAATAAATGTATTTACAGGAATGCTTTCATTATCTTTTACTATATAATTAATACCATCTTCATTTTTAAAATATCCATTCCAATATTTTATATGGTCTCTTTTCCATATAGCATCTTCTTCAGATTGCACTTCCATCATGTATTCTTGATAAAACTTTTGAGGCATTCCACTATCAGAATAAAACTTTTTCTTTTCTTCTAATTTTTTCTTATCAAAAAATGAAGACCATAAAGGAGTATTGTTATCTAAGAATGCTTTATATGTAATTAATTTCCAAGCAAATTTTTTATTTTCTTTTTTAGCTTTCGCATGATTAGTGAGAAGATTGTTAATAAAAGAATCATAATGTACAGGAGTACCGTTAACACGAAGGCGACCAGTATGAGGCTCAATAGCGGGATAAATAACAGCAGTAACAAGATTCGCATTTTTATCTCTTGCATCTTGAGTAATTGTGTTTGCTTCATGTTCGAAGTCATCGAGTACGATGAGGTCGTATCTTTTATGTAATTTTGCTCCACCTCTGATTCCTGCAACATTGCTTTTACTAATAAGTTTACATCCATTTTTTAATTCTATATCTTCTTCTGTCCATTTTTTACCTTTTACATTTCCAAAATAATATTTTATTCTATCATTAAACTCTAAATGATGTCTAATGTAATCCATATTTCCTACGCTTAATTTTTGAGTAGCAGACACCCATGCATAAAAAAGAAAATCATCTTTACAAAAAACAAAGTCTTTTAACATAGAAGCTTTTGTAAGAACAGTTTTACCATGACCTCTAGGGATAATGATTGCACATTGTTTTACTTCTAAATTATCTATTGCATCTGCAACTTCGTAATGAAAAAATGGTGTCTCACTTCGTAAAAAATCATCAGGTAAGAATAATTTACCAAAAGCAATTAAATCTGTATAGGCAAGTTTTAGTGCTTCTTCAGCTTCACTTACATTTTGTGTATTTATATTTGCCATTTATAATAAACTTTTACTTATGATATTTTACATTACGCATATTTTTATTTAATGTCCACGGGCCAGGATAAGGAGTTGTTGAGTAGTCAACATTTAATTTTTTTTTTAAATATGTATAAACAATTATTATTTCTTTTTTGATTTTTTCCATTGTTCCCTTTTGTATTCTAAAAATTTAGCACC